AAATGTCAAACGTGTACTGATCAGTTCCTCTTTGCATAGCTATATTAAAATTTATATTTACGGGTAAAACTATTGCTACCGGAAAGTTTAAAGCGTAATCCGGAACTACGTCGTAAACTCTTAAACCACTTATATTATTTTCTAAAGTAGTTTTAATTCCGTCCCGGACATCTTGTAGGGCGGCCATTAAACTATTCCTAAAACGCTAGCCTTACGAAATGGTGCTAATAAACGGGTTACTTCTCTATTTTGTTGTACATTAACTACCCCAAAGTCGCCTACGCCCGCTACCCCTAAAGGTGCGTTACGCATAGCAAAAAGCTCGCTAGCTAACATTTTAGTAGCGTATTTTATTGGCTCGGGTGTAGTAGCGTAACCCCAATTAGCCGTAATTTCTGCATAAGGCCTGTTACTAGTATTACTAGTAGGCCACTCATAACTACCGTTGCTATTTAATTGAATAATGTAGTAAGGGCTACCCTCTATACCCCCTACAACACCGTTAATTGGTAGTAGTTGAAATTCATTACTAGGTACGGTTACTTCATAAGTACCGTCGTCGTCATCATCGTATTTAACTACTAGTCCCGTAGCGGTGGAAATATCGTCGACTAATAATCTATAAAAATCGTGTGTAAAGTATTGGCGTGCGCTAGTTGATCCGTCGGCGTAAAACTTACGTCCGCAAAAGGCGTCTATTTGTCTACTAGCCCCGTTAATAGCGTTATCTAATAAATCGTCGTCCGCAGTATCACTAGTAGGTATACCTACGAACTCTTTTAAATCGTTTTGGGTTATATACCCGTTAGTAATAGCCATAGGTTACTTACCCTTACGGCCTTTACCTTTACGACCTTTCATATTTTTTTTACCGTAGCCAATACCTTTAGGCATAATTACTTCTTTACGACTTTTTTTTCGGCTTTAGGTTTAGCAGCTTTATTTTCAATTTTGCCGCCAAGCGCTTTAATTTCTTTTTTAACATCTTCGGCTCTATCAGCTTTTTTATATAATTCATAATGTTTTAACTCTTTCTTTAAAGCCTCTATTTTTTGTTTTTTATCTTTCATAATTTCCTTTATAAGTTTCAGTATGTCGGTTGCCCGACATACTAAAACTAATTTAATTAAAAGGTTGGTGTTACCAATCCTGTTCCACCAATGGTGGATATTCCGGCAGGGTATCTACCGCTAGCAAAAGCAACATATCCGTAAACCACTAACTTAGTAGTAAGTGATCCGGCATTAGTTTCTTCAAACTTAGCTGTAAACACGTCTTGCTCGAATAAAATATGGTCTTCGGCTCTAACGATATAAATCTCGTCTTCGTTAGTACCTGTTCCCAAGTTGGTTGCAACATTAGCGTCGGTTATTACCGGTATACCTAATAGTTGCCCTACTACTCCATATTTAGCAGCGTCGCCTACGCCATAAGCGTTTTGCGGTGCGTTGCCTGCAGGTAGTACTAGAGGTCTATTAGAGCTATCTACTCCGCTAGTAATCATACCCCAACGTCTAGGGTGCATAATTATTGCGGTAGCAGGTGCAAACCTGTTTGAATTTACTTGCTGAATAGCGTCGGCTATTTTAGGAAATAGTTCCGCTACTGTAGGGCTAGCGTCTGTATAAGTCACGGCATTAACACCGGAAACAGAAGTCAGTCCTAATGGTTGCCCGGACGAACCGGAACCGTTAAGTAGTAAATTGTCAAGTTTTGTATAGTAAGCAGCAGCTAGGTCTTGGAAAATAATATCTTCCAAATTAAAGCCCGGTTGTCCGCCTCTATCGAGGGCTTGCTTTGAAACGTCTTGCTGACCGGCAATTGTATCAACGTTTACAGTTAATAAAGTGTCGTCCATATTAGTTTCGGAAACAGCAGCATTTTCGCTTGCTTGTTCAGCAGCGCTTGATCCTGTTGTAATTCTTGAAATTTCTACTTTGTTACCAAAAGCAGGTAATTGTCTTTTAGGAACCGCGTTATAAAAGTTAGCGCCCGCTCTTGCAAGTGGTGCATAATCTTCAACGAGGTATTGCGGTACTACGAGGCCTGCAAAAGCTCCTGTTCCAACATCTCTTTTAGAGAAATCTTGGTGGTCGGATAATCTTTTTTGTGCGTCATAATCGCTGTTAAATTTAGCTGCATACATATCTGAAAAGAAAGAATTTTCTCCACCTTTACGGTACATATCCGGCTCTTTAACTTCCATACGTGTTTCGGAAATGTCTTCGTCTTCAATATCTAAAGATTTTCTACTTTCCTCAACTTCTTTAAGGGTTTGTCGCATATCTGCGTCGGCCTTGATTTTTTCGTCTAGTTCTTTAATTTCGGAAACTAAAACATTTGAGCGCTCTAACTTTGCGTCGAGTTCTTCGCCTGATTCCATTTCTTCCATTTCATTAACTAAAGTATCAAGTTCGACTGCGTTAGCGTCCCTTAACTCAATTAATTTTTTCAATTTAATTCCTTTATGTAATTAATTTGCTTGTACTTAGTGCGTAAGGTGGTTATAAAACCGGCGTTACGTCTTAGAGTAATCCGTCTTTTTTCATCTTAATTTTTAAGACTTCTAATTTAGGATTACTTTTAGAGCGTTCATCTTCTGCGCTAGGTTTATCTAGTTCTTCAATTATTTGCTCTAAAACTTTTACGGCTTGATCAGTATTTCTACTTTCAACTAATTCTTTAAGGTTTTCGGAAATATCTAAACCTCTTAAAGTAGCACCCGCGTAACTATTAGCCGGGTAAGTTACGACGCTTACATCAAATAGTCGTACTTCTTGTACATCTCTTTTTTCACCGCTAAAGTCATCGCGTATTGCTGCAAAAGCAAAAGACATTTCATTCAAGTCGCCACGTTTCATAGCGCTTGCAACTTCTGCGACTTTAGGGTTATTAGGGTCTAAATCTGCTTGGACAAATAATCCGTATTCATCTTCTTCTAATTTTAAGGTACCGCTACTACTACGAGCTAAAGGTATACCGTCGTGATTAATTAAAAAGCGAACGTCGTCTTGTTCTTGAAGTGTTTTCTTAAACGCGCCCGGCTTTATTGTTTCGGTATAAGTTCCTTTACTATCTCTAACTCCGTATGGTTTATCAAATACGCTAGCGTAACCGCTAAAGCTATAGGTAAACTCGCCCTCGTTATTTTCTCTTATTTCTACATTAGCTAAATTAAAGCTGCGGTTTTCTTTTTCTTTATTCACGTTATTAATCCTAACCTTATTATTTAATATATTACTTGTTAATGACATAGCGTCGCTCTTTATGTCATAAAAAACGTCGCTCTTTTTTTCTACTTTACTAAAACGCGGGTGGCTTTCCGGCAGTAAGTCGTTGTCGCCAACGTATTTAGTATTTTTTGGTCGGTCGTTACGTAGTAAATAACTAAAAGCTTTTAGCCTAGCTAAACCCCACGCTTGCCTGCTTACGCCGGGTCTATGTGAACCGCTATAAGCACCAAAACCTCGTCTTACTACCGCTCTAGCAGTAGGAATTCTTAACTTACGCCAACTAGCCATATCTTTAACAATATCGTTATGTTCATCTACTATTGTTTTAATAGCTTTAGTTGTACTTTCGTTAAAACTAATATTATTACTTTTACCGCTAGCGCTACCCTCTTTATTTTTATCGCTACCTTTAATTTGGTCTTTTTTAGGTGCCGGCTCACTAGGTGCGCGCTGATCAAGATTTCTTTCTTCATTAGCTAGTTGTTCTACTTTACGTTTAGCCCACTCGCCTGCTTGCATAGGGTTTGTCCACGGATTGCTACCCCATAATAAAAAAGCTACGTCGCTACCGCGCCAAGTTTTAGGGTCGTTAGGATTACTTTTTTCTCTTTTTAAATCGCTTTGGTGTCTAGCGTGCCACGGAAACATTAACCTTGCTTTAGCCGGACTTACCTTACCGCTACTAATAATACTTCTAGCGTCGCGTATTGTCTTAGGTGTTAAACCACTACCTGCCTTATTAAGATTATCTAACCCGCGTTGCATATTCTTTTTCATAAATGCGGGTGCGGTTAAATCTACTGCCCTAGTTTCTAAATCTTGATCAGTAGCTTTTTCTTCTTCCATAGCTATATTAAGTGCGGTTAAATGTTTTTCAGCGTCCTCGTGTGTTTCGTGGCAGGTAATTAATTCGTCGTTTTCTTCTTTTACTACCGCGTGGCCACCTTTACATTCCGGGTGTTCCATAGATATATAATAAGGCATTATCTAGGTCTTAATATAGAAATATCGCCGGTAGTACTTTCGCTTATAGCGTATAGTTCATTATCTTGCGGTACTCTAATTTCAATCATTTCGCCATTATCTAAATGTAAGCCATTACTAGCGCTTACATTACTACCGCCTATATACATTTTATTAGAGTGGTTATTATGTAAATAAATATGTTGCTCGAAATTAAAGCTATCTAATATTTTAGTAGCCGTATCGGGTGTTACAGATATACTTTCGCTAATCATTATTATTTTCCGGGTTTAACAAATCTTTTTTAGGGTCGTGTTCATCATTACCTAATGGTGGGATAGCAGGATCAACCGGCGCGCCCTGTAAACCTAAGTAAAAATTGTCGCCGTTTTCATAAGGCTCTAAATCTAATCTATTTCTAGCCTCGTTAGGTGTCATAAGACCACTAGATATAGCTACTTGGTAAGTACGTACCCTACTAAATAAATCGCCCCTTGCATATTCTTCGGTATCTAGTTTAACTATTTGCTTACCCGGTAATAATGTAGTTAAAGCGTCTTCTATTCTTCTTATGTAAGGCAAAAGGGTATGTCTAATAAAAGCTAACCCGTTACTTTCAATATTGCTATAAACATTACTACCGTCTTTAGAATTTATTAAATGTGCCGGTACTCTAAATATACGTGCTACCTCATTTACTATTTGCTCTCTAGCCTGTATTAACTCATCCCCTGCGCCCGCGCTAATAGACTTCCATTTTAAGCCACCGGTTAATACGGCAGGTTTACGGTTACGGTTATGATTAGTAGTCCAATTTTCTTGTAAAAACTTTGCTTGCTCGCTAGTTAAATCCCTATCGGTTTCTAAAATGCTGCTAGGTGTACCGCCCTGCCCGTAAAATTGCGCTATATGTCTTTCCATAGCTATAGCCAAACCGTACATATTACCGTTCGCTCTTAAAGGACTTACGCCTATTAAATTACCGGGATAACTAAACCATTTTAAATGAAGTATATTATCGTCGGTTAAAACTCTTTTACTAGTTTTAGTTCCTATAGTGTAGGTTTTAATTCCGTTAGACATCTCTACGACTACTCTATCACTATGTATAGGCGTCATAGCTATAGGCCTGCCCTGTCTATCTTTATCTATTAATATAAAACTATTACCGTGCATTAATAAACTAGTAATAATTTGGTGTATTACCTCAAAAATAGTCTGATTTATATTCGGTTTATCAAATATTTTAGGTTTTTCCGTAAAAACTTTTTTGTCGCCGTCGTATCTTATAGTTTTTATAGGTAAGATACTTATACTATCCGCTATTAAAGATATAGCACTTAATACCGGGCTTATACCTAACGCGCTTAACTCATTTACTTTTTCGCCCGTATAGTTATAAAGTCCACCGTCCCGTAGGTTTAATAGCTCGGCTAAATTACCTAAAGCTGCGTCCCTATTTTCTCGATTAAATAAACTCATTTACTAATTAAATAACTTCCTACTATAAAAAAACCACCGGCTACTACGTAAGCTAGGCCGATACTAAACGTATATACACCGTAAATTATAAGGCCGGCGCCTATAAGTTCTATTAGCGTTGTCATATTATTTTTATTTATCATAAATTAATTATAGCGACGGGCGGCGCGTCATCAACTACCGGCGCAGTTATTCTATCTAACATAATAACCATAGCTATAGCCCCGTCTATTTTACGTTTACTACGCCCTTTACTTAAACGCCAACCGCTATCCGTTACTTTTTGAGCTGCCGAAAGCACTTGATCAGTAAACGTAGCCGTAGCTTTATGTAATACTCTTTTATTTACTATCATCTCGTAAGCGTTACCACACGCCGGCACCATTCTGGCGTGGCTTTGCGGAAAGTTAACCATAGGTGCGCCATTATCTAAAAGTATTTGTGCGCTACGTTCAAAAAAAGCAGGGTCGTATGCTACTTCTTTTACGTTAAAAGTTTTACATAATTCTAAAATATAAGTTTCAATTTCTTGTATGTCCATAACGTCGTAATCGTCCGGGTGCCAAATCTTACTATCTAAAATTACGTTACCGTCTTTATTTTTTTGGCCGTGTACTATAGCTACGCTGTCGTGATGTAAAGCCATATCTACGCCTACATAAGTTTCGGCGTCCGGGTTAAATTCAAATTCACTAAAGCAGTCGTCCCACGCGTTAGGCGGTAACCAACTTTCTTCTTCGGTACGCGTCCATTGATTTAAATGGTATCTTTGAAATTCGTGTAATGGTAAACTTTTAAATCTACGGTTAAGGTTTTCTAAAGGCCACCAATCATTTTGGACTGCCGGGTTTACGTCCGTCCATAACTTCTTATCCTCAAAATCGTCGCCGTCTTTAGCGCCTATCCATTTAAAATAAAATTCCGGGTCATCGCTTTCGCCTGTTTCCTTTTTAAGACCGCGTTGATATAAACGCCCGGCTAAACTATCTAAGTTATAACCCGCCGTAGTTATGTTAAGTACTAAACCGTCTTTACGTTTAGCGGTGTTATTTGATAAAACATAATGTACTCTTTCTTGGTTTATGTTTGCCCACTCGTGTATTTCATCTGCTATTAAGCAACTATTACGGCCACCGTCGGCAGTACCTGCTTTAGCAGCTACCCTATAAGCTCTACCCGGACTATTTTTTAGTTGTATTTCGTTTTCAAAAGTTTCAACCATATCTTTTAATATAGGGCTTTCGTCACACATAACTTTCATAGTTCCAAAAACTAAGTTTGCTTGCTCATAACTAGCAGCTGCTACTGCTACTAAAGGGCTAGTTACACCGCTACCCAAAAGCTCGTAAAGGCCAATAGCGGCTGCGAGAGCGGTCTTTCCGTTTCCTTTCGGAAGTCCAATTAGAGCCTCCCGGTATCTACGGCTTTTATCTTCATTTACTTCGTATAAATCATAAATAATTGCTTTTTGCCAGTTATCTAATTTAAAAGGCTCGCCAAAAAAGTCACCTTCACCGTGTACGCAAAATTTTTCAATAAACTTTACTACCCGCGCGCCCCTAGTTAAAGGTAAATTATTCTTCTTCATTATCTAAGCACCAAAAACATACTTTAATCATACCCTCGTGTTGGTAAAAGTAGTCAAAACATTTATTACACCGTACTAAGTTAGCGCCGGCTTTATTGT